GTGCGCCTGGCCGAAGTCGATCCGGCGCGCCGCGCCCTGCGTTTCGAACCGGCCGGCTGATCGCTTGCGAAACCCGTTGCGCCGCGTCGATGTGGCTGGTAGGGCGCCCTCTCCCGCCCGGGGGCCCGATGGCGGAGTGGTGACGCAGCGGACTGCAAATCCGTATACGCCGGTTCGATTCCGGCTCGGGCCTCCAACCGCTCGCGCTTTGCGAGTGAATGCATGGTGTTAAGCCTCATTGGCGTCTAACCTTGGAACCGGGTTAGACATTTCCCATTCCACAAGGCGCTTGATTGCGCCGTCGGCAAGCCGCTCCTGATTGGCGGCTTCGGTGTATCTGGCGACTTCATCGTCCTTGGAATGGCCGCTTACCGACTTCATCGTCTTGTTCGGCATTTCCAGTTCGGCCATGCGCCGCATGGTGGCCTTGCGAAGCCCGTGCGCGGTGCATTGGGGCAGGCCCGCCGCGTCGCATTGATCCCGGAACCAGCCCCCGAAGCCCTTTACGGAAAACGGCTTCCCCCATTCGGTCAGCAGGAAGCACAAGGCATCGTTCGCAGGCATCGCGTCAATCGCGGCAGCTAGCGGCGGGGCAATGGGCAGCGTCAGCAACTTGCCCGTCTTCGTCTGCCGGATCGCGAACTTGCCGTTGCGGACGTGCTGGCGGCCAAGGTGGATGGCATCGATCTTGCGTTGATCGGTCCAGAGCATCAGCTCCATCGCCAGACGCTGCTTGGTGCCCAGCGGCCAGTGCGCCCGGTATGCGGTGATGTCGTCTTCGGTCCAGGTGTAGAAGCCCGTTGATCGCTCATTGGGAGCCACCTTGACCGGCTGCGAGTCGTCCACCGGATTGATGGCGATCCAGCCCAGCTTGCGCGCGAAGGCAAAGAAGCGGCGCAGTTCCTTACGCAGCTTGCGCGCGGCCTCGACGCCGCCGATTTTCCGGCCCTTGGCGTCAACCGTCTTAATCCGGGCCTTGGCAATGATCGCGTCGATATGCTCGAAATTCAGCCCTTTGACGGGCCGATCCTCGCGCCCCTCGCAAAAGCGTTCAAGGATATTGCGAACCTTGGTCTGGGTCACTTCGCTGGGGCCAAGCCGCTCCGGCACCGCCACATAGCGGCGCAACAGGTCGCCAATGCTGCCGTGGATGCACCGCGCTGCCGCAGCGGCTTCCCGTGCTTCTGCGATGGCATCCGCACTATTGAAGCGGCGATATTCCTCCCGGAATGCCTCGGTTCCAAGCGGCGCTGTGAAATACCGGGAAGGATAGCCCTTGCGTCGAAAGCGCAGCCGTTCCTTCCCGTGCCGATCCTTGAACCGCGACACGTATTCGGGAAGGAAGCGATTGGATTTCGACCGACGCTTGTTCATGGCAACAGTTCATCATCCCACGGGTTGCGGCTGGCATGGCCGTTTTGCGTGCCATCGTTCAACATCACGATAATCGCCCCGGACGGGTCGATCCTGTATCCGCTGGGTTGCAGGCCCGCCTTTTGGGCCGCACGAAGCGCCCGCGTTGCGTCGGCCTGCTTAAAGCTGGCGCGCCTTGAAGCCACCGCCGTCATGGCACCGCGACCGCTTTGGCGCGCGGGTTCCAGCCTTCGACGTGCCGCACTTCGTCCGGGTCCAGCACGCCGGTTTCGATGGCGATCTTGTGGGCATCCCAGCGGGTTTTCGGATCGCCGCGCAGGAAGCCGGAAAGGTCGAATTCCAGTTCAAGCCCGGAGTTGGCGGGGAACACGCTACGTGCGAATTCCGCCTCCAGCTTGCGCGCCCACGGGGCAAGCGTGAATTGGGCAAACCAGCGGCCCGCCGTCTCCGAATTGGTGAACGTGTTGTGGCTGTAATCCTGCACCAACGGCGGCGGCACTTGGAACAGGCGGCAGATTTCCTCGATCCCGAACTTGCGGCTTTCGAGCAACTCGGCGTCCTCTGGCGAGATTGCCGCCGTCGTCCAGGTAAGGCCATTGTCCAGCACCAGCACGCGCCCGACATTCTGGGTTCCGGTGTGCCGGGCCGCAAAGCCGCGCTGGATTTCGGCCTTGGTTTCCGGGTTCATCACGCCGGGATAGGACAGCACGCCCGAAGGGTAGCCACCCCGATCAAGGAAGCCTCTGGCGAAGGCGTTGGCCGCTGCCACGCCTGCCACGGTTTCGCCAGCACGCGACAGCCGCGAACGCCCGATCAGGCCGTCGTCGGTCCGGTCGCGCAGGTGCAGCACTTCGCCCTGCAACAGGCGCTTGGCGCGGCCTCTGCCCAGCGGATCGGCAACGTCATAAGCAAGCCGCCCGCTGGCGAGGTATTCGACCGAGACACGCGACCACGGGATGAATTCCAGCCCCACAACCTGGCCGCGCTGATTGGTCATGATTTCGGCAAGCCCGTTGCCGGTCAGCAATGCCGACGCGACAAGATGCTCCACGAATTCCGGCCAGGTCATTTGCGCGTTGACGCCCTGGCGCGTCAGTCTGGCGAGCGGGTGATTGCCCACCTCCATCCTATTGCCTTGCCCGTCCCGGCGGTAAACCAGCGCCGGGATATAGGCGAGCGCAGAGCTGATTGCCGACGTGCAGGCATAAACGGCGGAAATGTTTTCCGAGGCACGGGCGGTTACGGCGGCCGGGGCACCAAGCCCCGCCGACAATGCGCTCCAGCTCGGATCGGCGGCGCGGCGTTCAAAGCCGAAACGCCCCGCGATGGTGTCAATCAGGCGCATAGCTGCACCTCCGCAATCGTGATCGCCCGGCGGCGCGCCGATATGCCGGTGGCGGCATCGCGCGAACGCAAGGCAATGCTGGTGTCGGGATAGGCGGGGAAAGCACTGACGACGGAGATTTCTCGCAGGTCCACGGCCCGCAAGCTGCGCCGGTTGCCGGTCCAGCTATCGCCGCCGCGCGGCACAAGGAAGCCGAACGACATGCCGCCAAGGTCGCTGCGCTCGGCCAGGGCGAGGATGTCGCGCCCGGCTTGTGTGTCGGGAAGGTCCAGCGAAAACGCCAGGCCCCGGCTATCCTCCGAAAGGCGCAGGGTGCCGGATCGGGTGCGGCCAAGCACCCGGCCCGGATCATGGTCCATCAGGGCGAGAATGTCGCCAGTGAGTGCTGCACGGAACGCGCCCGGCTCAATCGTTTCCACGATGTCACCAAGGCGCGCTTCGCTGCCGAAGGTTGCGGCATAGCCCTCCAACCGCCGCTGGCCTGCCAGCGCCCGGATTTCAGGAAACGCCCGCCGCTCGATGGCGATGGAAGGAGATGCCGCGCCCATCATGCCACGGCAACTCCGGTGGCCGAAACGAACGCTTCGGGATGGCGGCAGGCGGTATCGACCGTGGCGATCGCCCGCATGGAAATGTTGCCGCGCTTGTAGGCGGCGCTTTCATACGGATTGATCAGGATGTCGATTTCCGACCAGATGCCAATCAGCAGCTCGGCCCAGTCGCCATAGATCAGGCCGTGCTTGTTGGCGGTAGGGTTGAGGTTCGTCGGCACCTGATTGCTGAAGGAAACGGCTTCCTTGTGGAAGATGGTTTCCACGCCAAGCGGGCGGCCCTGGCTGTCCAGTGCCTTGAGCGCCAGCTTGCGAACGCCCGGCGTCGTCAGGAACGAACGCCTGGCGGCGACATTGGCGATGTCCGCCTTGGCGATCATTTCGGCGGCGGTATCGAGCAACGACGTCGCATAGGCCTGCGTCTGAATGCCCGAGGTATTCAGGATGCCCAGCGGTTCGGCGGTGCCAGCCCCGTTGATCGCCGCCCGGTCCACCGCAAGGGCGATGTTCCGCGCCAGCATGTTGCGAAGCAGGCCTTCGATTTCCGGGCTGCTCTGCTGGACCATGTTGCGCGACCATTCGGTGATCGTGCCGCAATGTTTCGGCGTCAGGCCCACGCTGGCGAAGGTGGCATCGCCGCTGTCGAAGTCCGTGTTCTCGGCCTTCCAACCGGGCTGGGGGCTGGCCCCTTCCTTCGGAATATCGACGTTGCCGGACAGGCCCGTCAGCACGGTCGCGCCCAGCGCACGGGTGATGCTCTGCGCGGCAAGCGCGCTGATATACAGTTCCGGGCGGTGATCGGTCGGCACCAGGCTGGCGCCGTTGCCGCCGGAGACGATGGTGCGGGTTTCCAGGGCTTCGGTCGGGATGAAAATGCCCTGCGGCGCTCGGCCCGCGCGCTTGGCCAGCTCGGCCTGCATTTCGCGTTCGCGGCCCCAGTCAACGCCTTCCATCCCGGCGGCACCGGCAATGGCGCGGCGAATGGAAAACTGGCGCAGCTCGGTTTCCAGGTGTCCATCGCCGGACAGCGGGCGTCCGCGTTCCTGCCGCTCGGCATCATCGACCACGCGCGCCCGTTCGATCTGGATGGTCAGCGTCTCGAATTCGGACTTGGCCGTATCGAAAGCAGCGCCGCCCGCTTCCTCATTGGCCTTCATGGTATCGAGCGCAGCGGCGCGGCGTTCGAGCAATTCACTCAGCTTGGTCATGCTATTGCCTTTCTGTCAGGCCGGGGGATTGCTCCCCCGGCACGGAGATTACCGACTGTCTCGCGACGTTGGCGGTTCGGGTGTTGAAGGTGCTCTTGCGGGTTCCCTTGCGGCCACAGGATGCCGCTGCCCCGCCCGCAAGAGCGAATGCCGAAGGCGGCGGGCCTTGCCTTTCGACGTTTCCGGGGCCGGAAATTGTCATTGGTCCGTATCGCTGGCGACGATGCCGACGAGGTCGATATGACGCTTGCGCTGCTCCGCAGCGATCTCGACTTCCGTGTAATGGGCGATCATGCGGCGGATTTTGCCGACGTTGAACGTCGTCACCTTGCGGATGTCGGCATCGCCGTGCAGCGAGAATTCCCAAGTCTCGGGATCTTCAACCTCCGAACTTGGCATCGCTGACACATCATCGAAGTAGTTTTCGACGCAGGAAATGGCGGGTGCAGTCGGGGCCTTTCGCCCGGCTTCAGCCACCACACATGCGACGCGAGCGGCTTTGGCAGGTGAATGCCCGTCGCCCATCAATTCACGGAAGAGCCACAATCCGACAAGATCGTCAGGGTCGAACATGCGGGCGCGTCCCGGAACCGTGGCGGGCGCACACGCATAGATGCCCGCCGCAATATATTCGTTCAAACGATCAGGATGCAGCCGTGCAACACGGCAAGCAGCCTTCGTGGTAAGTCTCGGAACGCTGCCCAACACGGCCTCCTCTTGTCTCAATCAAGAGCTTTTTGCCGATAGCTCTTGTTTATGTCAAGAGGCTTGCGGGCGAGGCATACTCAAGCCGAAGTGACGGGCGACGGGGGTCAGTTCCTCTGCCCGCTCGCAAAAATCCCAAAGATGACGAAGCGTCGTTCGCAAGCGCTCAAGTATCATCATGTCATACACGTCAAACTGCTCGTTACGTGCCCGCGAATTTGTAGCCATTTCCTCAACACGCCAGATGGCGGCTGCAATCGCCAGCGCGGCATGACCGCTTGACGTGATGGTCTCTTCGGCAACGGCATCCAGCACCCCTTCATAGGCGCTGAAAGCAAACATCCCGCTATTGTCGATGTCAGCCAGGGCAGCGTTCCTCAGGTCCAATGCCTGTAGAAACGCGCCGACCATGCAGTCGCTGGCGTTGCCGTAGTGGGTTTGCGGGCGTAGAGGGGTTGCAGTCATTGAAGCCTCCTAAACAGGCGTTGGTGATCAGAGCCGATGCGAGGGGCCTAATCCTTGCGTCGGCTCGCAATTACTGGCACCACGATACCGCCATGTCAATTAGTGGAACCACAAAAAGAAGAGGCCGCCCGGTTTCAACCGGGATAGGCACTGGCGTGAACGTCCGCCTACAATCCGATCAGCTCGCCGCCTTAGACGCATGGATCGCCGCGCAGCCGGAACCTCGGCCAACGCGCCCGGAAGCAATCAGGATCATCCTGCGCGCCAAACTCGGGCGCTAATCCTTGTAAACCTCGCCAAACCGCTCGAAATATTCGGCCTTGGCGGCCCGTCCAGTGTCGGTAGCACGGTAGCACAATTCGGCGCGATCAGCCGGGACCGCGATTTCCACCAGCCCTCGCGTGCCCAATGTTTCGATGCACCCCTTGCCCACCCTAAGCGGGCGATCCCACAAGTATCGCCACTCGTTCACGCAATAGCGCAAGGCGCGGTATTCCTTTTCCGTGATCATGCTTACTCCCTTCAAATCCAGCTAATCCCTGCACCCTGATAGACCTTCTGCCCTTCGTCCCGGCTCGCCAGGCCGCAAGCCATAATCAGCGCAACCAGCGGGTCGATCCGGTCGATTGAGCGGTTCTTGCTCGGCTTGCGCGCGCCTGCCGGGTCGGTTTCATAGATCATGTTACCGGCGCACCAGCGCAGCAAGGGGTGCATCCCGTGGTGGAGCTGGCCCGAAAGCATGGCCGTCTCGAAGGCGTCCACCGCTGGCCCCATCGACCGGAAGCCTTGCCCCCATTCGATCAGTGGCAGGGCGATGCCTTCGGCGTTCAGGATGACTTGCAGGTCCACAAAGGCGAAGCGGTCGAACGCGATGCCGCGCACGTCGTATTGGCTGGCGATCTGCCCCAGCGCGGCGGCAATAAACCGCTTGTCGATGGCGCGGCCCGGCGTCGGGGTGATGTAATCCTGCTTTGCCCAGGTGCGATAGGGCACGCGGTCCACTTCCTCGCGCTCGGCCAGGTTCTCCTTGGGGCACCATGCGAAGCTGAGAACCGCGCCGCCGTCGTCCGGGAAATACAGGACCAATGCCGACAAGTCGCGCGTGCTGGACAGGTCAAGCCCGCCATAGCAGGGACGGCCCGCCAGCGCCGCCACGTTGACCGGCGCGCCGCACGCCTCCCATTCCGCCGGGTTGATCGCCTTGGGTTCGGCGTCCACCCGCTGATTGAGGTAGAGATTGCGGAAGGCCGGTTCAAAGGTCGGCATCCGGCGCGCCCGCGCCGCTTCCTCCCCCAGCTCACGTTCGGAACGGAACTTGCCCAGGGCGGGATTGGCCAGCGGCCAGTTCGCCGGATCGAACGGGTCGGCATCATCGGGCACGGCATAGACCGCGCCGTG